CGACCCCGACCGCGACCGCGACCCCGACCGCGACCCCGACCGCGACCCCGACCGCGACCGCGACCCCGACCACGACCAATCGAATCCGCTTCTTAATATCGCCTGATTCATGCGCGGCCTACTTCTGCTCTTTGGGGAGCTTGGTAATTTGTATTGCGTCGATGATAGAGCCGCGCCCGATGATCAATTTTCCTTCAGGGAACGGCTCGACCTCGTTGAAATTGCAGGACTGGAGAGCACCACAGAAACGGCCTGTATCTGCGACCCATGCCGCCGATTCTAGGACTAGTTCGGTTGGCCCAACAGCCACCAGCTTTCCGGTGTCGATCATGGTAACGGTGCGGATGAGGTAATTCTTGCCAATCTCCCACGGTCCAACTACTTCATCGGGGATGGTTTGGGTTGAGAACATTGAGGCCAATTGCCGTGCTTCACCTATTGTCAATTCATCGATTTTCATTTTGATAACCTTTCTACTGATGATGTTGTCCGTTCGCTTGTTTCAATCCGCGCCGGGAATTCCTGTAATTCCACGAGATTCAGTCTTGCCAGCGTTCGGCGTTCAAATCCTGGCACTGGTCAGCGGTTAAGACGGCAGGGTAAGCAATCACTGACCACTCAGCAACGGGATCATGTGGCTCTGTGATGCATCCACGGAAGAGCAAGCGGAGAATGAAGCGGAGGATGGTCATAGCTCCCTCGCGTTCCAATAGCTCTTATTCAAGCCGCAGTGCTTACAGCGATGCGATCCAACAATCTTCTTTCCGTCCAGCTCTAGCAAGGGTTCGTGCGCGCACGATGACGTACTGCAATCAGCGGCCTGTAAGCCTTGAGATGCCACCAATGTCTCACGCGGTAGGAACTTGCCAACATAGTCAAGAATCGAAGCTATCATTGTGTAACCTCCCCTTGCTGATGTACCTACAGTAGTCGAACTCTGTCTTAAGTGTCAATACTGTTTCATACTATATTTTAACGACAATACTATCTATTACTTGCAGACTATCCTGACAGGAAATCAACAGGCCGTGTAATATCGCACGATCCGAGCCGCTGATTTTAGCCTTTCGCCGATAGAGTCGCAGGCAATCGTGTCTATGGACTCTAGATGCTCTTCTTGAGGTAAAATGACCACATGGAACCTAAGGTCACAGACAAGCAAAGCGTCAAGGCACGGGTCAGTAGTGCTAATACAGGGGCAGCGAGAAGCATTCGTAAAATGAAATTGGATTACCCAGAGCTGAGTGAAGGACAGATTGCCAAAGCTGTAGGCTGTGATCCGGCTAATGTACATAGGGTACTAAAGCGGTTCTTAGGCAAGAGGCAATCGCAGGACGATCTGCGCCAATTTCAAGAGGATAAAGCCAATATATTCGACGCTTTACAGCATAGAGCGCTTATGTCGGTGACAGATGCAAAGCTGGCAAAAACGGCGATTCGGGACTTGGCTGTAGCTGCCGGTATCTGGGAAGACAAGGCTCGGACGATACGCGGCCAGGCCACGCAAGTCAATGTATCTGTTCTACTTGACCTCGTTCAGGCGGCGCGAGATATACGGGATGCAGGGCCAAAACAGCCATAGGATAGGCTCACCGAGGTGCTAAGCGATGCGTCTACGGGGCTTGTAGCGCGTCCATCTTCGCCTATCATTCGATTTATCAGGTACTTGAGGGCAAGCGTCCACGATATCGGCATATATATATGGATAGCCACCAGGTCCAGGTGTTGCCACCTATATGGATAGCCAAGCAGCCGGCGATCATCTGGGCAGCGGCATCGTGGGGTGGTACATTTGGGGGTACTTTGGCCTCTTCATCTGGTAAGATATTGATTCCTTATAGGATTGCAAGCCGGTTCGAATCCTCGGATAGAATTCGTATCGCTTTTTATTATCAATGCGACAGGAGAAAAGAGAGCCTCAGATACCCCCTATGACCCCAAATGCGGCCGGGGTGGGCAACGCGTTACATAAGGCGCCCATGAAATTTTCCGCAAAAAGGTGTTGCACATTGTCTGACGTTGTGGCACAATATTTATATGAGCATGGTCCGAATCGCAGTTCGTGTCCCACAATCCCTAGCAGACGAGTTGCGGGTCGAGGGCGAGGCGCATGGGTGTGATCTTAGCTGGGCTGTGCGGAGGAGATTGAATGCTGACATACGAGGATCAGGAACTGAACCGGCTGGACCGACTCAGCGAAGTGGGAACCGAGCCTCCGTGTCCGTTTTGCGGAAGGGCCATGGTTCTAAGGAGCGATTACATCCGTTGCCTGCCGTGCGGAGTGAATTGGCTTGCCGAGGAGATGCACCTGCTGGATTACCTCAACCTCGACCCACGGGTAGCCCGTTCGAGAAGTGCCCACACGGGAAGCTCAACGCCGCCTACTGCCGAGCAACAGGCGGCGGGTGTTGAATAGGGGGCCTGGGGCAGCGGGCATCGGTGCCAAGAGTGCAAGGTGAATTTCTGACGAGGGGGTGTAAGGGATGAGCGACAAGAAGTATTAGGGGTGTATTGTGAATCAGGAGGAAGTCGATGAGCCATTGTCCGCGTTGCGGTAATTTGGAATATGCAGTGGAGCGGGAGATCGACCGCCGCCTGAAAAGCATTGAAGAGTCACAGGAGCGCATCTTGCACGAACTGCATGAATTGCGCCATCCCAACCGTTCATTCCCAACCAGTATATGTTTCAAGGAGATCACAATGAATCCTACCATCGGTGGAAACACTCAAGTCTTTACCGGCGTTCTCGCACCGTCCGGCGCAACTTATCCCGCTGACACTGTGTTCGCAGTCACCAGCAATTACCCGGCAGTGGTGCCCACCGTGGACGCTACTGGCCTGATCGTGACCGGCGCTTTGCCTGCTGGCTGGGTGGAGAACACTACCACGCCTCTGGCCTACGCTTACACCGCTACCAGCGCGTCTGGTTCCTTGAGAGCGACCATCACGCCCTCGGCTCCTCCGGTCACGTTCCCTACCGGAATCGCGTTCGCGCAAACTCAGTGACCCTTCCCCCATCCTCCGGGGAATAACCGGCGGGGCGAGTCTGAATCCTAGACACCCCCGCCGCAAGTGTTAAGATTGCCAGTGAGGTGATGAAATGGCATTGTTGACTGTGACATTAGGGGCGGGAGCTACGAGATTTACTGCTCTACCCATACGTGCAATGCAGTTAAAAGCCTGGCAGGGGGCGTCGGCATCGTACATTGGAGACTCTTCGGCAGTTGCCACAACTACAGGAATCCCTGTCAAGGTGGCATCTCCTACAGCTGACCCGACAATCATCGGCCCGTTCACCAGCGGTGCGATCAACCTGAACCAGTGGTATGGAATCGGGACTGCTGCCGATGTTATTAACATCCAGTACACGCCGGAGGAGTAATGGGAAAGCGCGAACAGCCGGACGTGCTGGCTCGGCTTGTCGGCGCTGATGGGAAGATCGAGCCTTCCAAGATAGTCTCAACCGCGAACCAGTTGATGCGCCTTGGGATGTTGAGGATGAATCGGGTGCAAGACCCGTTCATCAGAATCAAGAATAAGTACGGGCGCACACCTCGACGGCGCATCCTCAAGCCTGGAGAGAAGGTCGGGAAAACCAGGATAAGTGTTTGCGAATCAATAGCTCACGCCATGGGATTCAGGCCGTGGCTTAGGCCGGACGATCCAGACTACAAGATTTCGATTCGTGTTCCCAACCAGGGGTTCATGGGATGTCAGACGATGGCTCAGTCGGTGTCGGCAAAGATCGAGCCTGAGCTTGCCATGCTCATCCCGGCACACTGCGCACCGGATTGGAAGCGGGACACGACTGGAGCATTGAAGTCGGTCACATTGAAGTACGACTACACGGGACAGGCCTGCGGTTCAACCCTCCACGTCCGTTCGTATAACCAGTTGGCAGACTCATTTCTTGGAATCGACTATGACCACTACGGATGGGACGAGCCTCCCCCGCAAGATGTACTAATTGCGGCAGAGCGCGGCAAGGTCACGACCAACGCTCCCTCCTGGTTCGCCATGACCCCGCTCTACGGCGAACCCTACTTCTACGATATGTTCTCCGTGAAGGCGTTCAACGGAGGCGGGGACGATCAAGAGATTGCGATCTTTACCGGAACGACCTGGGACAATTGCCAGGACTATTGCCGGCAGTGCGACGAGTATATTCCGGAAAACGACCCTGTGAACATGGCTGATCCCCACGGGGAGCGCCCGGTAAACAATTGCCCTAAGTGCGGCCTCATCATGGGTTTCATTCCACGGGCGGGCATAGAAGAGTACGCCAAACTGTTTACCGATCCAGAGGAGTATGACGCACATATTGGCGGTAAGGAAGGCCACCTCAGCGGGCTGGTATACAAGACGCTCGACCGTGCGGTGCATCTCTACAAGGATTTCAAAATACCCTCCGATTGGATGCGGATTGAGGCAGTTGATCCACACGACGCCCGCCCGACACGCTGGCTGTTTGCGGCAGTAAGCCCAGAGGACATTACAATAAATGGGAAACCGGCAAATCGAATCTACGTTTATGCGTATCTTTTGGCAAACGGGAATGTGGAAGAGATCGCACGACAGGTCAAAGTGAAACGGGCAGAACACAACTATTATGAACCGGCGTTTGTAGTTCTCGATGCAAAGTACGGTGCGCGGACGCAGCTCAACGATACCTCGTGGGAAGATGAACTCGAAAAGGCGGGAATCGGACGCATCCGGCTTTCGCACTCCGAGGCAGGAGACATTGCGCTGGGGCACAAGCGGGTGAAAGAATACTTGCAAAATCACTACTCCGCCGTTAAGAGCAAAGATGTTCCGGCGCTGCTGTTCGCAGAGGAAGGTTGCCGGGGTGAACGGGGCCCGACTCAGGATTTGTTTAATTATCAGTGGAAGGCGGGAACCGATAAACCGGAAGAGGGATATAAGGATTTTGCGGACACAGTTCGCTACCTCTGCCTGGAGCAGCCGGTTTACTCACCGCCGAACGAGAAGAATGATTTGATCGCTCAATTCCTAGCGGCACGAAGCGAAACGGATTACAATCCCCTAAGCTATGGGTTACGGAGCGCCAATGCTTGAGATAAAGCCAGTCAGTTATGCAGACATTCTCGATGCTCCCAACTCGGCAGAACTGTTGGACGCCTACTCGAAAGACTGCGTGATGCCCGACTACAACCCACAGCGCCAGATATACGCCGCGATGGAGAATTCAGGGGCGCTTCACTGCTTTGGCGCATACTCGGATGATGTTCTTGTAGGATTTGTCTCTGTGGTTGCAGGCGTTATGCCGCACAATGGAAAGAGAATAGCCACGATAGAAAGTCTGTTTGCTCTGCCGTCTCACAGGAAACTTGGCACCGCAGATGCCCTGCTGTCTACCGTCGAGAGCTTCTCGATCAGGAATGGATGTGTGGCCCTGCTGTACACCGCCAGGGTAGGAAGTCCTTTGGATGTGGTGTTGTCCCATCGCCCCGGTTGCAAGGCCAGCCATACCATGTTTACGAGGTGGCTATGAGCACATTGACGGCACCTTTACCGATTGCCATGTTCCCGGCTTCGCCAGCCGTTCTCGAGCAACTGAACGAAATCAACAAAATCATCCTCTCTTACCCCCAGATCGAACTCGCCACAGAACATCTATTCCACGGCGGAATGTATGCAAGAACCATTCGTCTCCAACCGGGGACAAAGATGATGGGTTCGCTTATCAAGTTGGCAACTGTTCTTATCGTTCATGGAGACTGTTCAGTGTTGATCGGAGACCAAAGAGTTGAGCTGACCGGATACAATGTCATTCCCGGATGCGCGGGGCGGAAGCAGTTCTTTTGGACTCATGGGCCGGTTGAGATGACGATGATTTACCCGACCGCTCTTGGAACTGTTGAAGAGGCTGAGGATGAAGTCTTTGCAGAGTCCGATCAGTTGATGTCTCGCCGCGATGGAAGCGGTGATACGATAGTGGTTACGGGAGAATAGGATGGCAGGAAGCATTTCAGCGGCATTGATTATCGGCGCAGCGGCTGTTGGTGAGGGCATCTATGCGGATGTCAGCAAGCCTTCCACACCCGTGGCTCCCACTCAGGCACAAACCAATGAACAGACGGCTCAGGCGGCTCAGGCGTCGGCTTTGGCTCAGGCTCAGGCATTGACACAGCGCCGGGGTATGGCAAGCACGATGTTGCAAAGCCCGATGACCAGCGGTAATGCTACAGTAGGGAAAGCGACATTGGGGGAATAATGGCTTCTGTCGGTCTAGCCTCGCCTTATATGTACTCCGGGGGATATGCACCCTCCCGGCTCAACGACCGCTCCGCCGACGAACGAGCCAAGGATGCTCAGAAATATCTACAAGTGCTTGCACAAGAAAGACTTCCGTGGGAATGGATGGTGGACAACATCATCATGTACGTCAACCACGGCAGGCGGGGCGTGCAAGACAAGGATTTGTGGCCCGGCCAGCCCACCGGATTAGAGATTTTCGCCGACTCCGCCATGCTTGCCCACAACACTCTGGTCAAGGGTATGGTGGGGTATCTCTGTTCTCGCAATCAACCTTGGTTTGGACTGGAACTTCCCGGCAAACTAAACTTCCCGTGCACAAGCCGGATGAGAGCATGGACCGGAAAGCGAGTCGATTCCTACCCAGAAGTCCAGCGGTGGATTCAAGACTGCCAAGACGTGATGTATTCAGCGTTCAACCGAAGCAATTTCTATGATGTAGTGCCGGAATTCATCGGTGATGGGTCTGCTCCAGGTACGGCCCACTTGCTGATAGAAGAAGATGTTTCGACGGCAACCATCATTTTCACCGTTCCCCATTTCCGGGAATGCTTCATCGCGGAAAACCGATTTGGCCAGGTCGACACAAACTATCGCGTCTACAAAATGACGCTTCGGCAGTTCGTTCAGCAGTTCGGCTTGGACGAAATGAAGAAGGCCGATACGAACTTCGAGCATGACTACGAAAGCAATATGCACGAGCAGCGCGAAGTTCTCCATGCGGTCTATCCCCGCAAGGATTACAACCCTGGGCGCATAGATGCCAAGGGAAAGAAATGGGCATCCGATTGGGTGTATCGAAAGGGAGGCAAGATTCTCGGCGCTGACGGGAATCAGGGATTGAAGATGCTGTCCGAGGGCGGCTACGACTCTATGCCGATACTGAGTTGGAGATGGAGGAAGAATTCAGACGAATCCTACGGTCGCTCTCCGGCGCACGATGCTTGGGTCGCCATCGCGTTGGACAATCAGATGGGGAGAACCAATCTGATTACTGCCCAGAAAGCGGCTGAACCTCCGATGGTGGCGTATGAGGACCAGCGGGGAAAGATTCAGCGTGGCCCGAACGGCTTTACATTCATCCCAACCAACCGTGGCGACATTCGCCAGATCATGCCGCAACCTCTAACGACCGGCGTCCAAAACCTTCCGTTCAATACGGAGTATCAGGGCAAAGTTGCGCAGATCATCAACCAGCACTTCCACACAGATGTGTTCACCCTGCTTACGCAATTGGCGCAGGGCGGTGCCACTGAGCGTATGGTGACGGCGCAAATCAATGAGTTGATGACCGAGAAGGCGGCGCTGCTCGGAACCATTGTCGGTAACCTGCAATCGGAAGGGTTCAACCCCATGATTGCCAGGGTGTTCGACATTGAGGCAAGGGCAGGACGCATTCCTGAAGTTCCGCAAATTCTTCAAGATTCCGAGCATGAGCCAATCAAGGTGCAATATCTGGGCCTCTTGTCTCAGGCACAGACCAGGGTAACGAAGGTCCGGGCGATTCAATCCGGAGTGGCTCTGATTACGTCAATCACACAGTTCGATCCTCTCGCCATGCACGCTCTCGACACGGATGAGATGGTGCGCGAGGCATGGGACGCGGTAGGCGGTCCAGCAACGTGCCTACGTGACCCAAAGGCCATTGCTCAGATACGGGAGATGGCTCAGAAGCAGCAGGAGAAGCAGCAGCAGATTGAGAACGCACCTAAGATTGCCAAGGCGGCGGCACTGGCCGGCAAGGCGGCAGAGCCGGACAGCCCTCTCAAAACCATGATGGGCGGCGGTAAGGAGCCAGGCGAATGATTGACTACACGCCGGAAGAAGACGCCAGACAGATTGCCGATAAGAAAATGAAGCAGTATTACCGGAGCGTGTTTAGCTCGACTGAGGGTCGGAAAGTGCTTGGTGATATACTCGTTTCAAATCACTTCGGGGTTCCATTGAACAACGAAGTGGAGCGGATTGAGTACAATGTGGCTATTGCAATTGCCAGGATGAGCGGTACAATGAGCGAAGTGGATGCTCTAATAGGAATCGTGGAGGGTTGAAGTGGCGAATCCAAGTCC